AAACATTGGACAGGAGAATGGTAATGAAAAAGATTCTAATTATGGGTTTGCCCGGTTCAGGCAAGACTTTCTTGGCCGAGGCGCTAAAGAAGTACCTTGAGGAAAATAGTCTTATGTTCCACCTTCATGCCGAGACTGAGTCGTCCTCTAAGGCTACAGTTAAGTGGATTAACGCTGACGATGTCCGTAAGAAATACAACGACTGGGACTTCTCCCATGAGGGCCGGATTCGCCAATCCCTGAGAATGAGGGAGCTGGCAGACAGTTTCTTTAACGACTTTGTGATCGCTGACTTTGTGGCCCCGCTACCGGAGATGCGGCATAACTTTAAGGCCGACTGGACGATCTGGGTGGACACCATTGAGAAGGGCCGTTTTGAGGACACCAACAAAATGTTCGTTCCGCCCGAGGTCTATGACTTCCGGGTGACTGAGCAGAGCTGCGAGAAGTGGGCTGAGTTTATTGGAAACCACATCCTAGAGAACCGCCGCCGTCCGACCTTTGACTGGAAGAAAGAGACCGTCCAGATGTTGGGCCGCTGGCAGCCTTGGCATCAGGGTCACCGGGCTTTATTTGACCGGGCGATCTCTAAGACCGGCCAAGTCGTTATCCAGATCCGAGACTGTCAGGGCTGGCAGGGATCGAACCCATTCGCTATTGAACAGGTCAAAAGCTATATCCGGCGTGACCTAGACCCCCTGTATCAGGGGCAGTATGAGATTCAGGTAGTACCTAACATTGTGAACATTACTTACGGCCGGGATGTGGGCTACAAGATAGAGCAGGAAGTGTTTGACGACCAGACGCACTCTATCTCTGCAACCAAGATTCGCAAGGAGATGGGAGTTTAGATGACAGATACATCAATAGAAACCAAATTGGCCGTCCATGAGGCGGTGTGCGCTACTCGCTATGAGCAGATCTCTGCCTCACTGCGGGAGGGCGATCGCCGTATGAGCAAGATTGAATATCTGTTATACGCCGTCATTCTCGTGGTTTTGTTTGGGCCGGGTGTGGCGGCTGAGTTCTTTAAAAAGTTGATCGGACTGTGATGTGGGATTTTGGTCATTTGTATTCATCGGCGCCTTGCTCATAATTATTGGGTGGTCCTTTTTTTTATGGAGCCTTTGAATGTTGCCCGATCCAACCGACCCGTCCAAGGTCGTACAGACTGCTCTTGGGGGTATCCGGGAAGCCTTAAAGGCCGGCCGGGATATCAAAGAGACCGCCAAGGAGGTGAACGCCTTCTTGGACGAAGAGGCACGGGCCAGAGTCGCCTGGCGCAAGAAGCAGCAGGAAGTCCAGCGGCGTGGAGACATGATGTACATCGACGCCATCAACGAATACCGAATCTTGGCCGATATTCGGGAGCAGAAAGACAGGGCGTTTAAACAGATTGAAAAAGAGTTTGGACGTAGGGCAATACAGGAAGTCAACGATCTAGAGGTGAGACTGCGACGGGAACGCAAAGAGTTACAAAAAGAGTATGACTCAGATCGTAAGGCGAGTAGGAATGAGTGGCTGATAATTATTTTGATCTCAGCTTTAATTTACGGAATTCTTAAAGCAACAAAGGTGTGGTGATGGCAGAAGAGAAACTTAACGCGAACGATACGCTCTCCAAGGTGCTAGCGTATGTAGATTCGCCATTTAAGTTGTTTGCCCTGATCCTGATGGCAGTCCTAGCTTTTGCTGGTTGGATGTTTTACGACAACAAAGACCTGCTGGTGGGTGCTTATAAGGAGCAGCAGAAGTTGCCGCAAATTGCAGAGGGGCGGGTAGATGATGCTGCCACTCACCTTTTCAAACATACAGGCGCTCAGGTTGTTGCCATATTCAAGGTCAACCCTATCCTTGGGACTCGGGTGTTGTACCGTGCCTACACCAAGGAAGGTAGGGATAAGAGCATTGAGGGGTTAGATGTTGGTCTATTTACCAACAACCCAAACAACAACCGGGATGTTGTGGCGCTGATGGCCAATGAGACCCCCTGTAGTGAATACAAGACTGCCCAGTCTGAGGTAGGGCTTTGGTACATCGAGAAGGGCATGACCTATGGGTGCCGGATCAGTATACCGCCAGAGCAGGACAGATTCATTGGACAGATTACAGTTGGCTGGGCCACACCCCCGACTAATTTAGATCAAGTAAGGGCGATGATGACTATCGCCGCAACCATGTTAGCGAAGGAGAAGAAATGATTCCTATCGGAACGCTATTAGAGGTCGGAGGCAAGATCCTCGACAAGGTAATTCCTGATCCCGAAGCCAAGGCTAAGGCTCAGGCGGCGCTTATGGAACTGCAGCAAAAGGGTGAACTTGCTCAATTGCAGGCCGACATGAACGAGCAGGACAATCTGACCAAGAGGATGGAAGCCGACATGAAGTCGGACTCTTGGTTATCTAAGAATATCCGTCCAGGAACGCTTGTATTTATTTTGGTGACCTATACCGCCTTTGGGCTGATGTCGGCCTGGGATCTTGAGGTCAACAATAATTATGTGGAACTTCTCGGCCAGTGGGGGATGTTGATTATGTCCTTTTACTTTGGTGGCCGGACGCTTGAGAAGATCATGGACATGAAGGCTAAGAAATGAACCCAACCGATAAACTTTCGGAGAACTTTACCTATGAAGAACTTACTCGCTCGGATACGGCAGTTCGGCTCGGCGTTGAAAACACGCCTAATGACGCTGAAATCGAAAATCTCAAAAGGCTCGCCAGCCTCCTCCAAGAAGTCAAAAAAGCGGTAGGCGGCAAGGCCGTCATGATCAACAGCGCCTATCGGTCAAAGCCGGTCAATGACGCTGTCGGGTCGAAAGACACTTCCCAGCACCGTCTTGGCTGCGCTGCTGACCTTCGGATTCCGGGCATGAAACCCCGGGAGGTCGTGGAGGCGTGTATCGCCGCAAATGTGCCCTTCGATCAGATCATCCTTGAGTTTGATTCTTGGACGCATATTTCGGTGCCAAACACGCCTGGGATGCAACCTAGAAGCCAAAAGTTGATAATTGATAAACAGGGAACAAGGGCCTTTTCATGAGCACCGCAGTCAAGACTAACCCCGGAAAATGGAAGCGCATCGTCGCCCAGGTGAAAGCCTCGGGTAAGGGTGGCGCTCCGGGTCAGTGGTCGGCTCGGAAGGCTCAGTTGGCCACCCAGAAGTACAAGGGCTCCGGCGGGGGCTATAAAGGCCCGAAAAAGGCCGATAACAGCCTTTCTCAGTGGTCTAAGCAGGATTGGGGTACTAAGTCTGGCAAACCCTCTACGGTCGGTCCTAAGGCCACCGGGGAGCGGTATCTGCCCAAAAAGGCTATCCAAAGCCTGTCGTCCTCGGAGTACGCCGCTACGACCCGGGCAAAGCGGGAGGGCAAGGCGGCCGGCAAGCAGTTCGTGGCTCAACCCAAACGCATAGCGGAGAAGACCGCTAAACACAGGAGTTGGTAATGACAGTCGCCGCGGTAATGACCTATGACTCCTTGGTTGACGATATATCGACCTACCTTGAGCGGACGGATACGGCCACCCTAGAAAAGATCCCGACCTTCATCATGCTGGCCGAGCAGGTCATTGCCTCGGAGATCAAGTTCCTCGGAAACCTGACCGTGATGCAAAGCACCATGGTAGCCACCCAGCCCGTAATCGACAAACCCGCCCGGTGGCACAAAACGGTGTCCATGAATGTGGTGGTAGCTGGAGAGCGCAGACCCGTCCTTTTGAGGAAGTATGAGTACCTAAGGGAATACTGGCCAGACTCTACTCAAACGGAAGTGCCTAAGTTTTACTGCGACTATGACTATACCCATTGGTTAGTCGCCCCAACCCCGACCTCAAGCTATAACTTTGAGGTGCTTTACTACGAGCGGATTCAGCCTTTGGATTCCTCGAACCAGACCAATTGGTTCACTATTTACGCCCCCCAGGCGTTGCTTTACGGGTCGCTTTTACAGGCCATGCCGTTTCTGAAAAACGATGAGCGCATGGTGATGTGGCAGGCGCAGTACGACAAGATCATCAATACCTTAAAGACTGAGGATCTGACTCGGATTGCGGATCGTCAATCAACAGTATTGGATTCATAATGAGCTACAACAGTCCATTTACCGGTAATGTGGTCCAGCCGACCGATGTGTCGTTTCGGGCCTTTTCAATCTCCGCAAACACTCAGCTTGAGTGGCCGATTAACGGCAACGCCACGGACGACTACGCCGCCCGGATCATGGATGTCACGGCGACCACCGGAGGGCTGCTGCTCAAGATGCCCCCGGCCAACCAAACATCGGTCGGTAATGATGCCCTTATAACAAACTCAGGGGCAAACACCTTCACGGTAGCCGACTTTGCTGGAAACACGATCGTTGCGATTGCGGCTGGCCAAGCAAAATATATTTATGTTGAGACCAATTCAAACACGGCAGGCACCTGGGGTGTTATTGCTTTTGGCGTTGGTACATCGAATGTAGACGCATCAGTCTTGGCCGGATATGGATTGTTAGCCGTTGCCAACACCCTAAATCAATCCCATCCTGTCGGAACCTATTCAGCAAACTTTACATTAGATGACACCGATCGAGCTCAGACGGTTGTTTGGACGGGCGGGGCAGGGACAATAACCCTTACCTCAGCGTCTACTCTTGGGAATAACTGGTTTACTTTAATACGCAATAACGGCACGGGTACGGTCACTCTATCTCCGTCTGGCGGTCAGTTGATTGATTCCTCTGCCTCTTTAGACCTGCAGCCAACAGAATCGTGCTTTGTCATATCTTCGGGTACAGCGTTTTTCAGCGTTGGCTTAGGTAGATCTACAGAATTTAACTTTACCCAGTTAACTAAAGCGGTAACGAATGGCGCCTACACATTGACTCCAGTTGAGGCGGCCAATGTGATTCAAAAGTACACCGGAACCCTGACAGGCAATGTCACGGTCAACCTACCCCAAACCATTCAGGTTTATTACATTACAAACCAAACTGATGGCACGGGTGCGAACTACACCATAACATTTACGACCGGTGTTGCAGGGTCAGGAACGGCGGTAGTTCCAGCGGGTCAGCAAGCTATTTTGCTTTGCGACTCGGTTAACCTTTTAAATGCCTCTACGATCTTAGCCGGTATTTCTAACATTCAGTTGTCCGATGGTAACGTGGGCAGTCCAAGCCTTTCGTTTTCGAGCGAAACAACAACCGGTATTTATCGGTCAGGAGCAGGTCAATTTGCGCTTTCGGTGCTTGGAACTCAAAGGTTTAGAGCTACCTCATCAGGCATAGTTGTTACCGGAACCGGAACCTTTAGTAACGGTGTTCTTGGCGGAACCTTTTAATGACCAAGAAAGTATTCGCTATCGATACCCTTGCTGGTATTCAGCGAGATGGTACTGTATTTGATAAGCAGTACTACAACGATGGCCGTTGGGTTAGATTTCAGCGTGGCCGCCCCCGTAAGATCGGTGGATATCGAGTCATCTCCAATGAGTTAACAGGTCCATCTCGAGGCATTTGGGTTAACGCTCAAAACAACTTTAATTATATTTTTTCGGGTTACTCAGACGGCCTGCAAGAATTAGTTATTGATGATAACGGCGTAGGAGCTGGTGTATTAAATTTTACGCTTTCAAATTTTACAAACTCAGCTTTAAACCTTTGGCAGTTTGATGGATTCTTTGATGTAGCTGGCGCAGGGGTCAATTCCTTAATTGCGCATCCCGGACAAAATTTAGCGGCGATTGATAACACCACAAATACGCCAGTCTTAATTGGCGATATTGATGGCACCACAATGAGTCAGATTGGGGTATTTACTGACTCAGTAACAACCGCCAATGGATTGGCAACTTTGACTTTGGCGGCTGCCAATACGCTTATTGGAGCTGGACAATCAATCACTGGCACGGGGATACCGGCTAATACCACTATCGTATCTGTGTCCGGTACTACGGTGACAATGAGCCAAAACGCCACTGCATCGGCCACCGTAACTGCAACATTTAATAATAATGTGACGGTTTCAGGAGGGGTGGTTGTATTGCACCCATATGTATTCGTTTATGGCAACAACGGACTAATAAGAAATTGCTCAGCCGGAAATGCCCAAGATTGGGTCTCAGCAGACGCTAACGAGACTAATGTGGCTACTGGAAAGATTGTTAAAGGGCTTCCTGTTCGAGGCGGATCAAACTCGCCCTCAGGACTTTTTTGGTCTCTAGACTCTTTGGTTCGAGTGTCTTATGCGCCTCAATCTCTCGGTGTGCCAAACTCCGGAGACTTTGCGCCGCCTACTTTTTGGCGATACGACATCATCTCATCGCAGACATCAATTCTGTCTTCTCAGTCCGTAATTGAGTATGACGGGGTTTATTACTGGTGCGGGGTTGATCGATTCCTGCTCTATAACGGGGTAGTCAAAGAAATTCCAAATCAGATGAATCAGAACTATTTCTTTGACAATTTGAACTACACCCAAAGACAAAAGGTGTGGGCGACCAAAGTACCTCGTTTTGGTGAGGTTTGGTGGTTCTATCCTAAAGGCAACTCTACCGAATGTAATGACGCAATTATTTACAACATTCGGGAGAACACTTGGTACGATGCCGGTACGGCTTTAGGATCGCGTAGGTCGGCCGGATACTTCTCTCAGGTTTTTGCTTACCCGGTTGAAGCTGATTGGGTCACCCTGCCTCAAGAAACGGTATTAACGGCCACTATGACTTACATAAGTGGGTTCGATAAGATCGCGCTAGATACCTACTATACGGAACTTAAAACAAATTATTTGGTCTTTGGCGCCGACATCCCTGTTGGCACAACGATCACCAATATCCAATCCAGCGGAATTAAAACCCTTGGAGCAATCACCGCGGGTTCAGGGTATGCAAATGGTTCCTATACCGATGTCCCACTCACAGGCGGTTCAGGAGCCGGAGCAACAGCTGATATTACGGTTGCCGGTGGTGTGGTGACCGCGGTGACTTTGGTGGAGTATGGCGCGGCTTATGAGGTCGGAGATGCTTTGTCGGCTGATGATTCAGATTTGGGTGGTCTTGGTGGAGCCGGATTTTCTATTCCAGTAACGGACCTGTATGTCATGGTTTTAACCTTGTCTGCAGCCCCAACTGGATCGAATACCGCAAGTCTTACTTTTAAGACTCAAGAGGATCGGATTGAGGTCTATCAGCATGAGGTCGGGACGGACGCAATTAATGGTCAAAACATTACCGCCATTGAGTCGTACTTTGAAACCTCCGATCTTGGCTGGGTAGCCGGCGGCCCTTCAAACCCAAACATGGAAGGCGTAAATCGTTGGCTGAGGCTTGAGCGAGTAGAGCCAGACTTTATTCAAAATGGGCAGATGAGCTTAATTGTGACCGGTCGTCCTTATGCTCAGATTGAGGACCAAGACTCAGCCCCTTTCTTGTTTGATCCGGGCACCGGCAAGATCGATATGAAAGAGCAGCGGCGTGAGTTGCGGTTACGGTTTATCTCAAATACCGTAGGAGGTAACTATCAGGTCGGTCGAGTTATTCTGAGCGCAGATGTGGGCGATGTAAGGGGCTACTCATGAGTACGCCTAAAAATCCAGTTGCTGGCCAACCGCTGGTTTATGACCCGCGGTTTCATACTTTTGATTCTTGGGCAGCTCTGATGTGTGAGCAGTATGCGGCTCAGCAGCTTGAAATCCCTGGACCTCTGACAGATTGGAAGTTATGGGGTGATGGGTTAAAAGCGATTGATATCTTCACGAATGAAGCTATTCCATCGACCGAAAATTATGAGAACTGGTATGACTGGGCGGCAGCTTTACTAGCTTCTATTAATCCAAGGGTTGCTTAAAAATGGTTTACAACCCAGCACTCGCAGATTTTTTAGCTAAGGAAGGCATTCCGTATGCCGGAGGCTTGCCTGCGCCTGCTCCAACGCCTGCGCCCGCACCAGAACCTGCTCCTGTAGCAGCACCAGGATCAGGGGGACTGCTTGTTCCCGAAGGGCCATCACCGGCAGAACCACCAAGTTATTCTGGATTGGTTCAGCAGGCGTATCAAAACATCCTTGGGCGAGAGGCTGAGCGTGGCGGCTTAGATTATTGGACATCTCAGCTTGCATCGGGGGCTATCAGACCTGAAAATTTATACCAAACAATTGTTGGAGCAGCACAGGGGGCTGATCCAGCAAACGCTCAGCGTTATGCACAAAATTATGAAAATGTTTTAGCCTCGCGTCCCTCGCTAGCTCCGGCTCCAGCCCCTGCGCCCGCTCCGGCTCCTGAGCCTGTGCCACCACCCGCTTTGGCTCCCGCGCCCGTCGGTGGTTTAACACCTTT